ACTTTTAGAAGTTAACGAAATTCCTTTGGGTTATTTCAACCCTAAAAAAGGTATCATTACCAAAACACCGGGCGAAGATAAAGGATGGCCATACAAAGAAGGAACTATGGCAAATTACTACCTTCAAGTTGGTAAGGATAAAGATTTAGGAATGTTGGCGCAAGTTGCTCCAATTGTTTTAGCCAAAAAATTGGGACTTGGTGCGTGGCTTGACTTTGTAGAAAAATACGGAGTTCCGCCTTTGTTTATTACTACAGACCGTGAAGACGACAACCGATTAAATCAATTGTTTGAAGCGGCTCAAAGTTTCAAGTCTAATCACTTTATGGTTGGACGTGGAAATGAAAAATTTGAAGTTCCATCAATAAGTTCAAACAATCCATCTGGCGCATTTGATCCATTAGTTGAGCGTGCCAATTCCGAAATATCAAAACGTTTTTTAGGAGGTACGGGATTAACAGACGAGAAAGGTTTTGTTGGTTCGGTTGAAATTCAATTTAAGTTAGCCAAAGACAGATTTGAAAGCGACAAATTAATGATTAAAAACGTGATGAATAAGCTCGTTTTTCCACGATTAATAAAGTTGTCTCCTGTGTATTCAGGTTTAACAGGTCATTACTATGAGTGGGACAATGCCGAAATTAGAACCTCAAAAGAAACTGCCGAACTTGTAGATATTTTAGGAACTCAATTTGAAATAGATTCCGAGTGGGTTTCACAACAAACAGGCGTTCCAATTTTGGGACAGAAAACGGCAAACGCTCCAGTTGATCCTGTGCAAATGGAATTAAAAAAAAAAGTCAAGTAGAAGCGATTTTTAAACAAATTGAAGCCTCCTATCATTTTGAAGATTGCGGTTGTGATACCTGTACAGGACAAGAAATTAGAATTGAAGCTTTAGACTTTAGTAGTTATGATACTTTAATTGATACCATTGCAAAACAATTGCACGAAGGCAAAATTAAGCCCGAAGACTTGAATATTGAAATGATAAGGCAAACCTATAATGATTTGTTTAGCGGTGCTAAAGATGGCTTTGGCAAATCGTGGGAAAATCAATATAGTAAAAAAGGAACTGAAACCGTTGTTACGGAACTCAAAAAAAACCTTTACACTTTTGCTGGTGCCAAGTCGTATGCAATGTTAGAAACGGTAAACAAAATGTTGTACTCTCAAGACGGCAAAATGCGGCCATTTAATGAATATAGTCAACTAGTGCGTAAAGTAAACGCACAATACAATAAACATTGGTTACAAGCCGAATATCAAACCGCTAGAGCTGCAGCTCAAATGGCAAATAAGTGGCAAAAAATACAAGCCGAAAAAGAATTGTTTCCAAACTTGCGTTATAGAACCACTGGAGATGGAAAGGTGCGAGATGAACACGTTATGCTTAATGGAATTGTAAAACCAATAGAGGATTCATTTTGGAGTACATATTACCCGCCAAATGGCTGGCGGTGCCGTTGCGATGTTGTTCAAACTGCAGAAAAAGTTTCACAGGACAAAATAGCCGATTTGGATGCTCCAGATATGCCAGGTAATGTAGGTGCAGATGAAGAAATTTTTACCAACAACCATAAGTTTTTTAAATTATTGAACACCAATGATAGAGCCGTTCGAAATAGTGAATTAATGAAGTTGAATGCACCTTTGGAAAATGCTTATAGTAACAAAGGTAAAAGTGTGAAAGTAAATATTTTTTATGATAAAAAGGACTTTGTAGAAAATTTAGAAAGTGCTAAAATTATTGTAGATGAACTAAAAATGAATGTTGAAATTAGAGGGCATATTAATTTAGACAAGTATAAAAATCCTGAATATTTTATAAATGGAAAATTAGCCGATAGAAAGGAAGTGTCAACATTAAGAGGAGTAATGTCTGCATTTGATTCTTTGAAAAAGCAAGGTGCTTCGATAATGGTATTTGACTTTAAAAATTTTAAAGAGTTTAATACAAAAGATGTTACGGCTAAAATTAAAGGTAAACTTAACTCGTATAAAAAAGAGTGGGTTAATCAAATAATCATCATTAATAATGGTAAAGCTGTTTTATTTACTAAAAAAGAACTATTTGAAAAATTTGAAGAAGTTTATAATTCAATTGAAAAAACAAAATCCCACTATAAATAGTAGGATTTTATTCTGGTAGCAGATTGGATTGCTCCGCATTGCATTGCAAATATACAAATAAATTCTAATTTACAACACTTTAGAAAAAAATGTCAAATAGAAAGCCAAACGAAGTGCCCAACTTTATAGCGATGGGGCAAAAACTAAAAGAACAATCTCGAATGTATGCCACTACAACGGCTGTGCAGTGGTTTCAAGATAGTTTTATTAATCAAGGTTTTACAGGTAGTGCCTTTGTGCCATGGGACAAACGAAAAAACGATTTAGATCCAGGGCGTGCCATTCTTGTTAAAACTACCTATTTACAAAAAAGTATTGAAGTAATGAGCGAAAACGGTACATCGGTTGTTTTTGGCACTACCGTTCCTTATGCCGCTTTGCACAATGAGGGTGGAAGATTAAGAGTAAATCAATATGTTAGGGCACACCACAGAACCCGAAACGGAAGACGGGAACAAGTGCAAGCCCACAGCCGAAAACTGGATATAAAATTTCCTAAACGTCAATTTATGGGACATTCTGATAAGTTGATGGATAATTTAGACGAGTGGCTTTTTAATCAAATTTTAACTCAATTTAAACAACTATAAAAATGCAAAATTTTAAAAACCTATATTTAGAACTTGCCGAAAAAATAAGTCAAAATTTACCCGAAATTGAGTGGATAGACCTTTGGCATTCACAAGTGTATAATCTTGCAGAGGAGCATCCATTTCCTACACCTGCAGTATTTTTAGCCTTTAGAAGTGCGGGCATTAAAAACATAGGTATAAAAGTACAACAGGTTACGCTTCAAGTAGATGTTTTCCTATTCTTTGAAACCTTTGCCGATAGTTATAATGGTGGCATTAACCAAAATGAAGCATTAGCCTTTTTAGAATCTATGGATAATCTAAACAAAGTATTACATAGTAGCGAGGGCAGTAATTATAGTTCCATGAGTAGAAAATCATTTTCGCCATTAGACACTGGCGGAAGTAGTAATTTGTATATGATGACCTACGAATGTTTGCTAATGGATTATAGTGCCAACGTGCCAGATAGTGAAGGCACTTTTGCCGATTTGGAAGTAGAAAAGTTTATTGTTGAGCCGTAGCAAAAAGAGCCAATTGGCTTGTAGGGTACTGGGTTCTGTTAAAAACAATGTTTTCAATAGTTTTCGGAGCTTTATAGTATTTATCGCCCAGTTTAGCCAATATCCAATCGTTCGTGTATTTTTGAACGCCGAACTCCTTAACGTTGGAGTACTTCGTAAAATCACGTTTAATGTCTTGATATAGCTTATCTGTTAAATCCCTTACTGCCATTTTACAAAACTATTGACTTTATTAATACTATGCAAGGCGATTTTTTTTGAGTACAAAGCATAAAAAAACCGCTCGATTTGAGCGGTTTAAAATTTATTTTGTTGCTTCGTAGAGCATATATTCATAAGGGGATTTGTTATGCAAAATAAATTTTTCTTTTGCCTCTTTGTATTTTTCTTCATCAACATAACCTAGTAGTTTGTCGGAATTGTCAAAGAAATAATAATTAGTTACCGTAACTTTGAAATCATTTTGCATTGGGTGTATTGAATATTTATGTTCAAAAACTTTATACGCAATTGTTTTTTTATCTTTTTCAGATTGATATTTTTTTAATCGTTCCAACTTAAAATTAAACAATTTGAATGTTTCTTTGTCATCCTCTTTTTGGGCTTTGTCTATTACAAAATTGGTTCGGTTTATTGCCTCATCAACTGGTTCTGGAGTAATTTCTAATTCTTTAAAATAGGAGTCCAAAATATCTTGATAAGAAACTTGAGAAATTTCTTTGGTCTCAATCGGCTCATATTTTAAATCATTGCCCATTGCGTTTTCAGAAATTTTAGCTTCGATTTGTTCCTGTTTTAAATCTTTTTTACTGCAAGAAATAAATAGTATTGCAGTTGATAGTAATAAAAGTTTTTTCATTTTATGATTATTTAGTTCACAAAGGTATATAAAAAAACCGCTCACTTGGAGCGGTTACCTTTTACAAATTGTGCATTTACCATTTTTGAATAAACACATATTTAAACATTTCTTGCAGTATTTGAACATAGTTTAATATTTCAAGTTAGTCCAATGAATTAATTTTCCTGTGTAGTTTTCATTGAAATAAGCGAAAAAATCTTCTATTGTATCAAAACCATCATTGTTGGCGAAATC